GATCTTTTTCACCTCCCTCTTTAAAAAGAAGGGCCTGACATCCTTACCTTCAAACCAGTCACTTCCGCATGATTCACGGAAGGGTCCGAAAAAGAATGACTTTTCCCGATTGACCAAGAACCCTGCGTATTGCAGGACCTCGACCATTCGGAGAGCCATCCCTTGGGGGACAATGATATCATCGCCATAAACAGCGACATATCTACTGTTGTAACCGAGGCTTTTGGCCACGGCACAACCGAGAGCATGAAAAACCATACTCTCGAGCTGGAAGGTGAATCCATTGCCCATGGACGAGAACTTCGCCCATGGTATTCGTTCTTCTTTACCATCCACAACCCCGCAAGGGGATCGGAGACAGTCCAGGAACTCGAACCAATCTTCAGGTAAAAGCTCTTTTACGAGCTCGTAGCTAAGAGTATCCGAAGCCATACTTAAGTCCAATGTTACCGGACGAATGTCGGGCTGAGGAGATTCTATGCTACCTGCGCGAGCAAGGGACCGATTAAGGTCCTGCGAACGCAAATTGACGCCCCATGAGGTTAAACGACTCCTCATGAAATCGCCAACGCCAAGTTGAAGATATATGTTCATCAATGGTTCAATCGCGATCGACCGATGGGTCGCCGCGGTTTTCGGGACGAAAGCAACTTTGTTATAGTTGACAACCTTAAGCCTTTCGTAGACCGCGCGAGCGGACTGTTGAAGGCCCGGTACTTCATCGCCGATGTTTCCACCGGTTGTGACGTACCGTCTCCACTGTTCATCCGCGAGGATAGCAGCTTCAGCGTAAGGTAGTGCTCTAGGGGTGCAGGTGTACTCGGAAACGGCGAATTTATAATAAGCCGTGGTTTTATCTCCGGTTACACCTATAGCACCCCCGGGGCCATGCCGACAGTAGTCATAGATCTGGTTAAGATCTAGAGGACCTAGAAGATCTTGAATTCGTCGACGCGCGGCATGTAATATGCCATGCATCGATTGTCTCTTTTTATCGAGACGGAATCCAAATTTTCGATAGAACCGAAGGCGGCGATTCGCAATCCTACAGAGCTTTTCAGCTCTGAAA